TATAACACAAATTATTACTATTAAAAATATAGTTCGTTTCATTAATAATAATAAATTATAATTTATTATTTTTTATAACGTAAACTAATATTATTTATATTCAAATGAGAAAACCAAAAACAAAAAAAAATAAAAAACAAAAAAAATTAAAAAACAAAAAAAATTAAAAAACAAAAAAAATTAAAAAACAAAAAAAATTAAAAAACAAAAAAAAAACTTATTTAAAGTTTTATTAAAAGGATAATATAATAAAAAGATGACAGACACAACAGCAACAACAACACCAGTAACAGTAGGAAGCCTTTTGGGACGTGTAAAGTGGTTTAAAAATGGACCAGGTTTTGGATATGGATTTATTACATGTGTATCCGAAAATACACCCCAGTTTGGTCAAGACATTTACGTTTACCAAGTAAATGTTTGTCCATCTGTTAGCACATTCAGAACACTTTACAAGGACGAATATGTATCATTTGATGTAAGTGATGAAGAAAGACCACAGGCTCTCAATGTACGAGGAGTTGGTGGTGGTCCATTGAGATGTGATGCTCCAAGACCACGTCCAAGAACTCACCGAGGACGCCCTAACAACCGTTCTGGTTCAAGTTCATCTGCTCCAGCAGGTTCCTCAGCTTCTGCATCAGCTTCTGCTTCAGCATAAGCACAATCTGGTTCATCATCCAGTCGTAAATGATTAATTTTTATTTAATTTGAAACTAATAATTTAATTTATTAGATTTTTATTTTTTTTAAGATAGATAAATTGATAAAAAAGAACTCAAAGAGTAAAATAGATATTAATAAAATATGGATAGTAATGAAATTTGGATAACGATAATATTGCCATTATTATTGGCACAAGCGTGTTTGTATATAAAGTCGTTTTATGATAACTATATGATGCATAAAAACGAGCGTTTAAAATTTGTTTTTGATGAAAAAGTAAAGAATTTGAAAAATGTATTAGAGAATTTTTATTGGCCAGTTTATATAAAATTACTTTGTATTTATCAATTAAATTATAATATTCCAATAAAAAATGAATATGAATATATATCAAGTGATAGTGATATTGGTGATGAACAAGAATATGACTCAAATGATGAAGCAATAATAACTGTCACAAAAAAATGTAATAATTTATACATAAAAAATGGGAAAAAAATAAATTGTAGGTCAAATATACCAATTAATTCAACAAACATTTGTAAAAGATGTAGGTGGAGGAGTGAAAATAATGAGTTAAGTTCAGGTTCGACATCATCTTCACCAACTTCATCTACTTCATCAAATGAAATCATAAGGGAAGCAGAAACTATTGAAATATCAATACCAATGCCAATGAATGATAGTGAAAATATATTGGATAATTTTGAATTAAAAACAATATTAATTGATACAAAAACTGTCGAAATAATGGAAAAAAAATTAAACGAATTATATAATGAAGTTTTAGAAATATTGGAAAAAAATATGTTTAATGTTGTTTACACTGAAAAAGTAAATAAAACCATAATTTTGTTTATAAAATATTGTAAAATAAGAAATATTATACATGATGGATCAATAAAACAAAAATATAATCCTAATTATTTTGGTGTAACAAACAATACTAATAAACTAATTACTGTTATTGAGAAAATGGTTATTAAATATCAAAAAGATTATATTAATTTAATTGATAAAGGTGCTTTTAGTAAAAATTAATACTTAAAGGAATAATATAAATCATACGTAAGAATGTTAAAATTATTTTATGCTTTATTTGGTTTATTAAGTTTTATGCCTATTTCAAATGCTCATATGCATAATATTAATAATACCAAAAGTTTATTAATTGAAAATTTATTTGAAAACTATAATAAGGAAGCTTCACCACAATTGAATTTTGAACCAGTTAATTTAAGTTTGGGTATAGCTTTGAGGGCATTTAAAAATATAGACCAAATGGATGGTACAATAACATCAAATGTTTGGTTTCGATATAAATGGAATGATTATAGATTACAATGGGATATTAATGAGTATAATTTTTCATTTATTTCATTAAATACTAATCCAGAATATGATTATGGTATTTGGGTTCCTGATATTTATTTATATAATACAGCCGAAAACCCTTTATCTGAATTAGATTATAGTAGAGCAATTATTAATAATAATGGCGATATTTTATGGTCTCGTCCAGGTATGATTACATCATCATGTTCATTTGATTTAACACATTTTCCATATGATAGACAAAAATGTTATATGAAATTTGGTAGTTGGTCTTATGATGGACACCAACTTGATTTACATATTTATGGAGATGGAGTAGACATAAGTAATTATATTAGTCACGAAGAATGGGAATTAAGCAATTATTATAGCGAGAAAAATGTTCAATATTATGCATGTTGTCCAGAACCATACCCAGATGTTAAATTCTATTACATTATAACAAGAAGATCTGGTTATTATGATTTAAATATTGTTCTTCCAACATTCGCTACTGCTTCGTTAATATTATTAACATTATTAGTACCATGGAGTTCTGGTGAAAGAATATCATTTGCGGTAACTGTTATGTTATCAATTATAGTATTCTTATTGATTTTATCAGATAATTTACCAAAATCTGATCAAAAACCTTTATTATCTAGAATGATTATTGGATTAACATTATTTTCATTAATTGGGGTATTTTTTACTATTTTAATAAGTGCATTGAGTGATTATAATGATAAATTTAATAAAAATGAAAAGACAACTACAAATACTATTATTATTTCACTTCACAATTTCTTTAAAAGATTCCAAGTATGTAATAAAAAGGTAATATCAAGAGATTTAGAAAGTAATATTGGGCGCGGTAGTAAACTAAAAGATAGAAGAAATAATCAGTTAGGTATAAATGATTCAAATAATAATGAAATAATCCCTATAAGTAATAGATTAAATATACAACAAGATAATAATACCAATGAACAAGAAGAAGACTTTAATGTTGTTATGCAAGTATTAAATGATACATCTAACGATAATACAAGCCAAACAAGTAATAATGATTCCAATAGTGAAGATGAATTTATTTCATTACGTTCAAAATCTTATAATCAAAGCATAAAGAAAAGAAATATAAGTGGAAAAAAAAATATGATTGACATATTAGATAATAATGTATTAGAAATAACAACTAATAGTATTAATAATTCAAAAAATAATAATGATAATATTGATTTAATTGACGAAGATTTGGAAACAGAATTGATAAAACAAGAGTGTGAAAAAATGATTCATTATTTCGAAAACATTTATATGATAGTATTTTTCTTTGCTTTCGTATTATATTGTGTAATAATGTTTTCTATAATTCCAAAATATTAAATCTTGTATATTGTATATTGTATATTGTATATTGTATATTGTATATTGTATATTGTATATTGTATATTGTATATTGTAAAATATCTATACAGTTAATTGTTCATTTGGTTGTTCCTTATTACCATATTTTTCAATAAGTGAATTAATGAATTCTTCATTTGGGAAATTTTTAATATTTGCCATCTTAATTTTTATTGTTTTCTTCTTTGAACTTAATGTTGGTTTCAATTCTTCTTTCTCCAAAAATGGAGCATTTAACTTCTTAATTTCACTATAATTTTCTGTAAAAACTTTGTTGATGAAATTATAAGCATCTACAATTTGTTCCATACTTCTTCCACCTGTAATAATAACACTACCACTTTGAAAGATTGAAATAGTAATTTTCTTACAATTTCCTTCACCTTCACCATTACCTTTACCATTACAAAAACTATTACAATAACATTTGCCAGTAAATGGTAAATCTTTATAATCTTTATTCCAATAGAATTTACTATTTACACCCGGATAAATACATGGTTCATATGATGAATAAATGTTGTACTTATTTACAAGGATTTTATGCAGTTCGTCACGCTTAATCTCGAACCCAACAAAATAATCACTATTAATAAGAACAATCTTGTAGTCATTGATTTTACAATTTTTATCTTTTAAAGCATCTTTAATTAATGTTTTTGAACATTTAACACAATTATTATTATTTAGCACTTTATTTTCTTTAACACACACATTACAGAAATAACAACCACAATGTGAATGTTTCATCATATTATAATTAAATTTCTCATTACATTGTTCACATTTAATACTATCTTCGTCTGCTATTTTTAGGTTGTTTTCTGTTATATATTTTGTGTCCAATTCATTAAAAACAAACCCTTGAAGTTTTGAAATCTTATCTATCAAAATTTTAATAGACTTTTCACCTTCATCAAAGTTCTTCAATCCAGTCATTGATACAGCACCATTATTAAATAATTTTACATTATTATATCTATTTTTAAATGGTTGGACAATGATTGTAATTTGATTATAAAATACCTTTTTCTTTTCTTTAGCCTTTTTGGAAATTGTTTTAATATTAACCCCCTTCTCTACCAAATCCGCATATTCTATATAAATAATATTAGTATCAATCGCCAATTTTTCTGCTACAATTTCCAAATTTATTTCACTTGAAATTTTACAAGTCGCTGTATGAGTTGAAATTCTCAAATTCGATGGAATTGGGATACTCATATTCTTTAAGGTTTCACTTTCAATCATAATTAATATATATAAGTCTTAAGTATTATTCTACTTAATCTTTTAAGTTTAAAAAAAAAATCAATTTTTATAAATAGTAATTTATTTAAATATTGTATAAGGAATATTATTTAAATATTCAATAATAATTATTATTTAGGTGTGATTAAAATGAATGCTTATAATCCATATAAAATACTAAATATTAATGAAAAGGCTTCTATTGAAGAAATTAAAAAAGCTTATAAAATCTTGGCAATGAAATATCATCCAGATAGAAATAGGAATAATATAGAAGAATCAGAAAGGAAGTTTAAAGAAATATCTAAGGCATATACAATACTAATAAAATGTAATGGTAATTATAATATTAATAGTTATCCTAACTTTAGTAATATAAATAATTTTCAAAATCTTTTAAATAAAGGAAAACTGTTCAAAAATTTTTTTATGAATTTTAACATGGGTAATATAACTAACAACATTCTAAAAGAAGTAATATTAATGTCTCAATATTTTGAAGAAACTAAAAAAAAAATGCCCCAAACTGAACATCTTACTATAAATGCAAAAATTGAATTATTTGATATTTACCATAATGTAGAAAAAACAATAAATATAATTAGGCGAAGGAAATGTGAATCTTGTTTAGGTATTGGATTTAATTTAGATGAAAAATTTGATTTATGTACATCTTGTAAAGGGTTAAAAGTTTATAGTAAGGAAATTAGTTTATCATTTAATTGTAAATATAAAAATTTAATGTTTCCAAGACAAAGTGATGAATGTGATAAACATATTCCAGGAGATATTTACTTAAATATAATTCCAAAAGATCTTAGAGGATATAAAATTATTAATGATTTTGATTTATTATACATAAAATATATTACTAATGATGAAATATGTGATTCTAATAGTTATAGTTTTGAACTAAAACATTTTGATAATAAAATACATACTATAAAAGTAGATAACCTAATATTAAATAAAGAATATATTATTGAAAATATGGGACTATATAGTCATAATTCTAATAAAAGAAATAATTTAATATTGATATATATGTTAAAACCTAATACTGATGAAGATACAAATATTTATATTTTATAGATTATTTTTTATTTTATATAATTAATGAGTAATTTAAATAAGAAATTAAGTAGAAAATTGAGTGGTGAAGAAAATATTAATATTGTTTGAGATAAAAGGTTTACTACTGCTGATATAAAAAATATGGAATCTAAAGGTATTGTACATGTAATTGAAGCAGTAGGTATTAATGCTATTAGAGATGCAGAAACTAATTTTTTAAATTTTTTTGGAAAAAGTGGTTTTGAATCAAAGTTATATGATAAAACCAAACAAAAGGCATTTATGAAATTAAAGAAACTTGTTAATAATAAAAAATATTACGTTGGAAATATAAAAACGGATATTGAAACAACACAAACAACAATATTTTGCCACCTTATAGGTACTATATATAAACCTATCAAAGAAGAATAAATATTAAATACTAATAAAGATTAAAATATTTTTATATTATTATAAATTTAAATTTAATTAAATACCATAGCATATTTTTCTATGATTTGAATATACTTCTTTTAAATATTCTTCTTCAAAAAAATCTAATGGTTTATCTCTATCTGCTAAAAGATTATTATGTACCCATAAATCACCTGGATAAGTATTTGGAATTTCAATATGTTCTTCGTGAAAATTTTTGAATCTACATATATGATCATTTGAATTAATCATGGAATTTGATTTATCTTTTGTTAATGAATTTTTACTTATTAATGTTTGTGTTTTAATTTTTGACTGTGATTTTGATTTTGACTTTCTAACACTTGGTTTTACATTAATTTTTTTTATTTTTTTCATATATGGTAATTCAAGTGAACTTACAACATTTCTACCATTTAAAGGATTAATTGTTTTTGAAACTCTTTTTTTTGTTATACTATTATTTGAACCACTTTTCTTTTCTATTTTACGTGTTTTCTTTAATTTATTTCTATCTTCTTTTATTTTTTCTAACTTTGTTAGTAAATTTTTCTTTACAACAATATTTTTTCTAACTGCGTTAATTCTTCTATTTAATCTAGACTTAGCCATTAATATATATATTGAAAAAAAATTGAAACGCAAATTATAATTTGACTTATTATTACAACTATACTAATCAAATCAAATCCAAATCAAATAATATCAAATCAAATCCAAACCAAATCCAAACCAAATCCAAACCAAATTCAATCAAAAATTTATCAACACAACTTTATTCAAAATGGATTATTGGGGATTTATTAAAAGTAAAGTCAATAGTGATGACAATATGTTTAAATTTTCTAGAACTAAAGAAGTTGAAGAAAGATATGTAAGATTTAGACAAAATGTAACAAATATTTATCAACATCTAATGGAATCATTATTCCAAAATAATGAAGAAATTGTTTTTAAAGAAAATGATTTTCCATATAAATTTGACTGCAAAATACTACATTTTATTATCTGGATTAATCCTAATAATAAGAAAAATATAACAAAAAATAAATTGGAAAGGTATTTAAGAAAAAACCTAAATAAACTTGATGTTAGTTTTACTGATTATATATTATTTAAAAATAATCCTATAAATAAAAGTGTAGAAACTATAGAACATTACCATGTTCTTATTAAAATTGAGGAGTAGATGTATATAAAATATTATTAAATTAAATATTATTAAATTAAATAT